TCCAGCTTTCGCAAAAGGCCTTAACGGCCTTGGTCAAATGTGTATATCGAAACCCTTCGATAACCATCTACACCAGGGAACGAAGGCAGTTTGTAGACTGCTCCGTCCACGGGCGATACCCTTTCAGGTATCGGATCTCCCAGGGTTTTAACCTGTGAGAGCCCCTCTGGAACCTTTGATACGAACGTCCTGTGGCGCCTCGCGGCGATGGCAAGTTGTTCGTTAGATAGTGCACTTACGTGCGCGTCGCTCATCAAAGGTACAACCTCTCCACTCTCACGAGTGTAGATGCTGTATGTAGGTAGGCACTCGTCACCTCTACGCTTAGGCCGGTAATCTTTCCGGTCCCCGAGCTTGAAAGTGTCGAAAAGTACTCCTCCATAGCCGTGGTCTCGCTGACGCTTCGTGCGCCGCGGGTTCCAATCACCGAGAAGGTGACCATCCCCATAACCATCCGGTCCAAAGATCCTTAGAGATGGATGTATGTGCGCGAGCACACGATCCGCCATTTCAGGATTATGATGCCTAACGTAAAAGTTGTGCATCTTAAAGAGCTCCATTCCCGTTATCACATGCTTGTGATAATAGGGCCGGATATCAATTCCACGAAGGAAATCTCCCCCACATGACTCCCTAAAGGAGCCTGTCCAGTAGCTCTTCTTTCGGTTTATCGAAAAACCGCACACTTCAAGAACACGCATCACGCGGTTGACAGAGTGTGTGCCTACGACGATGTCGTCCCCGTAAACGGAGGCGAAACCGTCTTCAGCAGCTGAAGATGCCAGAGCCCAAAAGATAAGGGTCTCCAAAGGAAACGTATAACCGTTTCCCATGCTAGAGAACTTTTCAAGGCGGACGGTCTGACCGTCCAAGAGAACCTTGTCTGTCCGACAGGAGTTGAGCATGAAAGCCCACTCCAAAGGCAGAAGTTCGTGTACGATCTCTTCCGAGATCGTATCAGAGGCAGATGACAGGTCCAGGGTGCTAAGTTCCCCAGTTAATGATCCTTCTTTCGCAAGAGACTTATTAATCTCTTGGTTCCGAATATCAATACCAAACACGTGCAGACGACTAGCCATAAAATCGCCGAGAGCCAACTGAATCATAGTGTTCAGACTAGGCTCCTTGACGATCGACCGGTCCGTCTTCGCATTCTTCGGGACGAATTCCACTACCCCCTCCATGACCTGGACGGGGCAACGCTCAACCACTTCAACCAACCCGCGCAATTCGATCTCTCGATCGAGCTCGCTTAGGTCCTTCTCCCAGAACTTCATTAGTTCAATCACTTCTGAGCGCCCTTGCTTAGAGCAACCCTCAAGTGACTGATGAAGCCCGTTAATGTCCGACACGATCTCCTGTCTTTTCAGAAGCAGGTTTTCGTACGGATCGGGAGGCAGGGTGTTGTGTAAACGTGAAAGTTGAGGCATCTCCTCCAACAGCTTTCCAGCATATGGAAGGAGAGATTCGCTACAGGAAACACCAGCTTGTAGTTTTTCAACCACGCTAGCATTTTTCTTCTTAGTAAGGGTCGTTGCCCCGGGTCCAAAGCGTAGCTTTAGGTCTCGAACGTGCGGGAGTCTTCCAAGAATGCGTGCAATTTTATGTTGTGCTCGGCGAAATACCGAGTCAACCCAGGGCTCAAAATTAAAGAGCCCTGCGCGACGCAGACGGAAAATCTCATTCGTTGACTGGCATGCTAGCTCAGACTCTAAGAACTTGGATTTTGCCACCTCCCGGGGGTCCACCTCCGGTAGTACGATGTAATCGCATTTTTGAAAGAATGCGAGGGCCTGGCGACAGTTGGTCGCTTCGGCGGTCGTAAGAGTGTCATAGTCCAGTTCAAACTCACAGATCGAAAGGTAATCACCACATTCAATGAAGTATGCGATAACGAGCCCTTGACTCCCTCCAAGGAGGGCGTGAGCGTAGGCGAGTTCACTAATGATGTCGAGTGATTCATCGGGAGAACTCTCATCTATCCATGATGCATGATGCATTGTATACTCCTAGTTTTAACCAAAAGAAACAGGATTCCCCCTTACGGGGGTGCCGCCGTAGTCAATGACTACGGATGTCCTCATCGACTGAGTCGATCACGAAGGGAACACTAGCCGGACGAACGCGTCGTATGCCATACCGGATGAAACCGGCGTTGCAGTACTAGAGTTGCTACCAGCAATGTTGCGTAGGATCTGTCGCGAATTCTGCCGCCCTTGGGCGAGAGAACGAGCGTGAATCCATTGCACTTGTTCCGAGGAGTCCACATAAGCCACTTTCGGGGCCGCTGTGTAGCCAGAGAGGTTCGCACCGGACACACTTTCCATCACAGGAAGGTTGACCCGGAGACCCACGCGAACCATGCCACTTGCAACTTTCTTCTTAGAGAGCTGCAGGGTGCCTTGAGCATACTCGGGAACACCGACGGTCTTCTCGCTCCAAAGAGCGAGCAAGTCGTTACCGGTGTATTCCACGTGGTCTGCGACAAAGGCATGGGCTACGGGGGTCGATTCGCCATCATAGGCGGTGATATCGGCAAGTTGTGCCATGATATTTCCTTTTTAAGGGAGAACTTACATAGAACGGAAACCTTCCAAGTCTCCAGCCTTAAGCTGTTGACGTAACTCACGACGCGTTGGATCTCTCCTAAGCGCCTGATCGAGCAGTCGGTCATCCGCGGACTTTAAAGGACCTTTCGCCACTTGCGCGAGAAGGGCCAAAGCATTAACGCAATGCTTAAACGAGAAGATCTTATCCAGAGGCTTAACCACCGGCTTCGGAACTTCTAGGGTTGTCGATACAGACCTTGTAAGGTCAATAGATCGACGATATGCACCTCCTGTATCACCCTCATAATGGGAGACATAGCCGGGAACACGCTCGTAGGATTTCCCAAACGAGATGTTCTCGACCACACACTCCTTCATGGTAGTGATCACAAATTTCCCAGATAGTGACGAGGCAAAGGCCCGCGCTTCTAACCAGGACCCTATGGGTACGACATAGTCGAATAACATAGAGAAAGGCGTTAACTCCCAAGCAACGACTTCAGGGTCAAGGAGACCCATCATCTTCGGAATTGATTCCGGCTCGGAAAGAATGGCAATAATTTGCTTTCGTGCAAACCAGCCACCGGCCATTTTGGCATAGACGTTTGAATGCGGTGCCCTTCGGGAAGCCGCAACTCGCACGCGTCTGCTAAATGGTACGTTCAGTTTGTGAGCTAACAGCTCAACTCCTGAACGCATATCCTGCAACAGGGGTAACCATCCCCACTGCAGTGCCAACCATGCGTTTGACGCTTGGTCGACAGCCCCTCTTCTTATCGCAACGCGGTTAAGCGTTCGCCCGTAGAGAGGCTTACCGTTCTTCAACAATGTACGGGTAGCCGTATATACGTCCCCTTTTCGAAGGGATCTTAACGAACTAGCAATTGTCAAAGCTGAATCACCGATCATGCGCAGCGTCTCGTGGCCTTCGCCAAGAAACGTTCCCATGTTAAAATCGGATCCTCGGACCGCTGTTTTCAGGCGATTGATGAGATTAATTTCATCATTAGCAGTGAAATCTACAGTATTGCTACCATAAAACCCACCGCCGCCTTGCGCGGAATACCCACCAAAGAGGCGGAAGGGAGACACTGATGAGAAAGTCCGTGTCCCTCCGTAGTCCCCAATTAAGGAGAGCGTACAAGAGGGGTGAAACTCCTCTACAGCTGACATCTGGTAAGAATGCTCTTCCAGCCTACGAGACCTTTTAGGAGGCCTCTGGCTCGAATAGAAGTAGCGTTCTCGCCCACGGTGATCAACATATCGAACGCGCACGCCGTCGGCGAGGTCAGAAAGTAACATCTCCCGGGGGGGAGAGTCGCCACCTGACCACGACTTAGTGCGATATTTTCCGATAGGACTCAGGCCACCGTAGTAGCCCGAATCATACCATGCTTGAAGCACGGTCTGATCGTTGTGAAACGAACCGACAGTCATACTATCCCTTTCCCCAGGCCGCGAGGCCATGAGTGATCTGGTGGAAAACACCAGGTACAGAAAGATCTTCCTCTAACCTAGACACTTTGCAGCAGCTCGCACAGATCCATAAAGGATTCCAAGCAAGCTCGCTCCGAACCGGAACCAGTCTCTAAAAGCTTATACTCACCCAAGAAGGTCTGCCATGCTTCCATGGCCAACCAGGTGTCGCCGGCGTTAGCATCTTTGCCAACATCAGCCACTTCGAGGACGAGTGACAACTCCGATTTGACATCATCACTGATGCCAACCGTCTTATTCTTGATGTCTATGGCGCTAGCCATACCATCACGAACAGACGTTGCTCCCTGCTTAGCCGCGAGGCTAAGTAAGACAGCGACGGTAATTGGATCGAACGTGGCGCTAAACGCACGTCCGACACGGCTCTTGAGATTGATTTCCATGAAGGGCTCCAAAGTAAGGTTAGGGAGAAG